CTATGCCTAATTTAAATAAGGCGTCGTGGTAAAGACTTGAACTTGGTGTTGTGCTATTATTTATTTGCATCTTGTTTTAACCATTTAGGATTCTTACGATACCATTTAATAGTCTTTTCTAAACTTGTTCTAATGTTTTAGGATATTTAAATCTTAATTCTTTTAATTTGTCTCCATTTAGGGCATAACGTAAATCATGACCTGGACGACTTGAATGGAAATCAACCATCTTGTAGTGTAATCTGTTTCCCATTATAAGGGCAATTTTCTTAGCTAGTGTTAAGTTATCTATTTCTTTTTCTCCAACAATATTAAATACTCCCTTACTTGCATCAATATTATCTAGTGTTTCATAAGTTCCTTCTAAAATATAGTGTATTGCTTTGGCGACATTTCTTGCATGAATATAGAATCTTGTCCCAGCCTTGTCCATTTTCTTATTAGAATGTATTTGAATTGTTTTACCAGAGATAAGACTACTTATTACTAATGGAACAAACTTTTCTGGGTGTTGTCTTTCACCAATCACATTCATTGTTCTGGTAATAACTAATGGTATTTTGTATGTATTTGCATAGGCTCTACAAATATCTTCTTGCGATGCCTTTGAAGCACTATATGGATTGCCTGGGTTAGTTCTATCTCCCTCCTTGTAATCTATTCCTTCTGGTGCAGTTCCGTGAACCTCGTCTGTGCTAAATTGAATAAACTTTTTAAGTGTTGGTAATTTTCTTGCATACTCCAACATATTAACCATTAATTTTACATTATTAAGTATAAAATTAACTGGGTCGGATATTGAATTGTCAACGTGACTTTCACTAGCTAAATTCAATACATAATCTACCTCACCTATTTCTTGTATAACTCCATCACTTATTGGTTGTTGTAAATCAACTGTAAAAACCTTAACTCTCTTTTCGTCAAAACATTCTATCTCTCTTAATCTATCAAAACCCATTGAGGCATAATTCAATTTATCCAATACAATTATATCCCAATCTGTCTCTTTTAAAAAATGTTCTACAATGTGGTGACCTATGAATCCCGCACCACCCGTAATTACTAATTTAGTTTTTTTCATAAATATTCTCTATTAATTTGAAACTCACTATTATCTCCTTGGTTAACTGAATAACCTCTCTTAAATCCTATCTCTTTACAAATTCTTATAACCCTTTCATCAAACTCTCCATAAGGATATGCTATCGAATCCATCGGAAATGGTGGTGTGCATTCATTTCTTATTTCTTCTTCACTCAATGTTCTTAGGTCTATATGATTCCAAGTGTGCCAACCAATCTTTGCACCATCTTTAACTAAATCTCTTATTTCATTCCAATCACAGTAATTCTCTAGTGGCATTGATATATCAAATGAATTATCTCCTCCGATATAGTTACCCATTATGAATAATGTTATGTCTTTTCCTTTAAGAATATCTCTATTCTCCCAAACATTTTTATATACCCCATCAAATGTTAATTGGTCTTTACACACCTCGACAATCTCTCTTGGTGTATAATTACCATTAATCTTTTTTCCTATATTATGTAGAACTCTTATCATATATTCTTAAATCTTGGTATTGTAGTATATCGTGAACCTTTTTATAAGGGAATATTTCTTGAAATACGGGATTTCCCAAGCTATCTAAATTTACTTCCCAATCTTTAACATTACACAATAAGACTAATCCTGATGAATGTTCCTTAATTATTTTAAAGAACGATTCTACATCATAATGGTCATACATTACTCCAGTGCAAATAATTAAATCATATTTTCCATTTGGTTTAGTTTCACGTTTTACATTACTTGGAAGTCTTGAACAGGCTCTATCTGATATCTCATAATTATATAATTCTTCTCCTGGTAAATCTTTGGTTATCCAACCCTCTCCACCTCCTATATCTAGAACTCTTTTAAATTTTCTTCCTTTAAGAGAACTTATAATCTTTTCCTTTCTTTCAATGTCTGCTGGGTCGTTTTCATATTCCCATGGGTCTTTTCTTGAATATTGTTCTTCTGTCCATTCTTTATCTACCATAAAAAGGATTGTAATAAGGATAATTATTGTTTCTAACTTCTTCTAATTTCTTAGCCGTCTTTTCACTCTTTACTTGTTCATTCTTCCAATCCTGATACTCCCTAGAGTCACTATCTCCAACGTGACGAGGTATTTGGTCTAAAATAACATAAGACACTATTCCGTTCTTTTCACATCTCTCAGCCCATTCTACGTCCTCCCAACCATATAGTCCAAAATCTTCTCTTAAATAACCAATTTTATCATAAACACTTTTCTTAATTACTCTTGCCCCAAAAGGAAGTCCTTTTACATATTTTAATCCATCTTTGAAGTCAAGAATACCCCTAACTCTTTCTTTAACAACCTCTATTGGTTGTGAATACATTGAGAAACATTCACCATCAGGGAACTTCTCTATATATTCTTGAAACGTCTTTAACCAATCTTGTGGCATTATTCTATCACAACCAGTGATTATTACCCAATCTCCAGTAGTCATAACTATTCCACTATTATATCCTCTTGCCACTCCAGTATTTTTATTGTATAATATTGAAACGTCAATCTTAGGGAGGTCAAGCGAAAGGTCGTCAATAGAACCATTATCCACCCAAATTATCTCGTCAATATATCTACCAGAATGTTCCCAATTCCATCTACAAGAATGATTGACAACATCTTTTCTATTCATTGTTAGTATTACCCAGCTAAATGTCATAAACTTTTTTCCATTCATTAACAATTTGTCTAATATCTCTATTTTCTATAACCCATTTTCTTTGACGTTCTGCAACTTCTTTTCTAAAATCAGAATCTTTAAGAAGTTTTCTTAACTTTATTTCAAAGTCTTGTAGGTTTTCATAGGTGTAATCTACTTCATCTTTATAAGGAAGTATTCTTGGTGCTAATGTGGCAATTCCACAAGAACCATATTCATAAAACTTAACACAACTCTTTGATTTATTAAACACATTATCCTCTAGGGGACAAATACCAATATCAGCATTTACAAGTCTTGATAAAACATCAGGATATAATTCAGGATTATAGAATGGAAAATGTAAAACATTCATTCTTCTTAAGTATTCATAACATTCAAGAGCTGATTCTTGATATTTAGAATTACCTGTTTTAACCCCCCATCTTTCTAGTTTCTTGTATTCATACATTGCACTATCTAATGGAGATTGTGTAAATCCAACCATTATAAATGTGAAAGGTATTTCTTTCTTAATCTTTTCAAGTGTTGGTAATATAGTTAAAAAGTCTTTCCAGTGAGATGCACTTCCCGAATAAACAACAGTTGGTATTTTTAATTTCTTTTCACAATTTTTAAACACTTCTTTATCTATTGCATTTGGAATAACTACAACGTTCTTGTTGAACTTTTTAAGAACATTTGCTAAATCTTGGGTAGTCGTTGTGACAACGTCTGCGTTTTCAAGAAGTAATTTACCACATTCCTCTAAATTTTTCTTAGAACATATTGCTGGATTTTCGTCAATAATATTCCAAATATCATCATCTAAATCATAAGCAATTTTCTTCTTGTTATTTTTACAAATAGAAATTATACTCTTTATACAATCCAAATCTTTGTATGACCTACTTAAAGAAACAACATCTGCATCTTTAATCATTAATTCTAGTCTTTTTTGGTCATAATTATGTGTTGCATAACCAATTTCGTAACCACTTTCTTTTAAATAAAGAGATGGTAGAAACACTCTATAAAAATGGCAACCACTCTTGAAATCTAATAATGTATTTAATATAAATAAAACCTTCATCTTATTTACTCTTAATAATTTCTAAGAATCTTTTTGTTCCATTTATGGCTTCCATTTGTTGTTCTATAATAACCTCTGGTTCACCACTATCTTTAAGGAACTCCAACATTAACTCTCCCTCAAATATCATTCCCTCTAACTTATTTACTATTTCTTTAATTTGTTTGTTCATATTTTTAATCCTAGAGTATAAGACTCGGAAAAAACTATTAAAACCGAGTCCTATACACTAGGTAGTTTTTAATTACCTAATGCGACTTAATTAGTCAGGAAACTTAGACAGAAATCTTAGCGTCTAAGAATCTTGATTTGTCTCTTGTCCATACACCGACACCATAACCTGTCCAGTATTGTATTGCTTTACCAATTAACAATTCTGTATCAACTACTTTCATTTTTGGAGAAGCTAACATGATAAGTTGTATCATCTTTTTCTTTCCAATATAACAGTAAGTTGTGTCTGCTGTTCCACCGAATGTTCCAGTAGATAGGTTGTTAGACATGTATAGGTCGAAACCCATATAGTTACCAACTTTTCCATTAGATAATGCGGCATCAGCGAAGTTAAATCCAACTGATGTTGCTGATTGAGCAATTTTTGCTAAAGCAGCAGGTGGTAATACGGCACAGAAATCTCCAGCCTCTACAACATTAAGTGTTTGTAATGCCTTTCTTGCATTAGAGAACAAAGCAATAATGTTTGCAGAAGATAGAACGATAGCTGAACCAGCAGTTCCACCAATATCACCATCATCAAATTCAGTTCCACTGTCTACTTGACCAAACACTGCTGAATCAATAGCGTCTCTTAATTGATAAGATGCACTATCTACCGATTCTGCCATTGTGTTGTAGTAAGATTGAGTTTCCTCAGCCTCATCAATGTAGATTGGAACTACTTTAAATGTGTTAATTGTGATTGAATCATCTGTTGAAGATGCACCTTGTAAGGTCATTTCAGTCCCAGGTGTATAAGCTGCAGCAGAATGTTCTGTGAAGTATGGTTTGTGTAGTTTGTCTGCACCACTAATAGTCATGGTTACAGAAGCTACTTCCATAGCAACAAGGGCTTTTCTAAGGTTTATTTGACCTCTAGCCTCCCAGAATTCCGCTTTTGAAGCGTCTATGCTAGTTGTTACACTACTCATTTTTGAATATTCATGACGCCATCTCTAAAGAACTATCTTTTATACTTTTTATCGGCTTCAACAATTAGTCTTTCCTTTTCTTCATTAGAAAGATTCTTGAATTCACCTTTAGCAAGTGCGTCCTCTGCAGTTAAAGCAGGGTTAGATTGTTTGTGAGAAGGGTCAAGAATTAAATTATCTTTTCTAATCTTTTCTCTCCTAGCCTCAACGTATAACTTAACGTCTTCGGACACAGCAGCTTCTTTCAAAGTTTTACCACTACCTTTGGCGATAGTCTTAATAAATGATAATTCGTCTGGTGCAAAGTCTTTAAGGGTTTGGATTAATTCAACTGTTTCGAACGGGTCAATATCAACCTTCTTAGGTTCTTCAACATTATTTTGTTGTGATTTTTTTGCCGATTCTTCTTTCAATTTCTTCAATTCTTCCTCTGCGGTCTTTGCTCTAGCGAATAACCTTTTATTGGTTTCTTCTAAAGAACCACCTTTTGTATCATTTCCAGATTCATCGAGTTTCTCTGAATCTTCAGGCTTTGTATCACCTGGATTTGGAAGGTTTTTCTCCTCATTGAGTTCTTCACTCATAAGCGTAATATTATTAGCGGATTACGACGACCGACCTTTACGAGAGTTTGGAGGGTTGTCTTTCCCAAGTTTTTATTTATGTGTTTTCTTTTCGGTCTTTTCTTCTTCAACTGGAAGAAGGTGCGAATAAATACCTTGAATATATGATTTAGCTCTCCTCATTCCACGAACCTCTGAGGAAAGTAATTCATTACTTATGTTTCCTACATCATTCATTATATCAACAAGTTCCTCTCTTAGGGCTTGACCTGTTTGTGAGTTTGCAATATTTTCCAATAACTCACGTCTTGTGTTTATTGGAAGTTTTTTTGTTTGTTCTGGTAATTCCATAGTTTTTATAATTTAACTTCTCTTTTTTGTAATCCTGGTGCTCTTTTAACTGGAGCACTTACTCCTCCACCAGCACCACTTACCTCATTTATCTCTGGTGGCATTACTGATTTTGGAATATTTGCCTCAATATCGGCCAAACTTATCCCACCACTTTCTAAATACTTTCCAAAGATTTTCTTCTTTGTTGGGTCTTGTAAAATAGTTGGGTCTGTCGTTATTGTTTGTAAAGCAGTAATTAAGTTTGATGCTTGTGTTGCGGCATCTAATGATTCATCAGTAATAATAATATCAATATCATATTTAACATCTCCAAAATATGCTTCTTCTGCACCAACCATTAATTCTCCCTTACTAGAAATATCCATTCTGTCTATTTCCTTTACCATATCCATGAACTCTGGTGGCGGTATTCTACCATTCTTTGAGATATAATCAAAGAACTTTTTATGAGCACGTGTATTAACCATCATTTCGGTTAATTTATCCATATCTTCACCAGCAATTCTAATTATATGTGCCTTACTTGCTGTCTTTTTAAATTCTTCAAGCACATACCATAAAACATTCTTAATGTCAAGAGCTATATTCTCTTTCATTTGGTCAAAGTAAGATAGTGACATGGCCGCACTTAATTGTGCTGAACCAAGTGGTGTTCCCGCTGGTGTTCTTTGTCCTCTAACAACATCATAACTAAACGTAAGTTCTTGAACGTTTGCTTTCCAAGATTCTCTTTGTGCTTGATATGAGGCATAAGAATTTCTATCTTCCATTGCAACTGGTTGAATAGCATCATCAACCTCCAACACGTCTCCGTCCTTTGCTTTCTTTAAAAGATTTCTCTTTATTCCACTATCGGTTGATTGCCATAATCTTAATGCACTCCAATAAGAAGAACGTGACTCTTGATTTGTAATCTCATTTAATCTAATTTGTGGGTCTGATAGTAATTCAGGGACTCCCACTCCCAACCATCTACCTGGAACTTTAAATATATGAATCTCGAAATAAGGGTGTGTATCTATAACTTCTTCAGATAAAATGAAGTTGTTATTTATTTCAAGTAATTGTGTTCCTGGTGTTCTTTTAACATCAGTTGGAATATCAGCCACTAAAACTTGTTTGTATTCAACAGATTCGTCATCGTTTTGAATTAATCCGTATCTCTCAAATACACGAATGTATTGTTCTTTACTTCCTTCATAAAATTTAATAACATCATTAACATTCTTCCAACCCTTTTCTTCTCCTAATTTTTTAAACTCTACTCTTGTATAAAAGTGTTGTTCAATTATAAAGTTTGATTGGTCAAGATTGTCGGCATTTTGTTCTACAATAAAGTTCTTTAGGTTTACGAATTTTACATCTCCTTTTACCTTCTTAAGAACAACAGTTCCAAAGATAGGCAATTCTTCACAAATTCTATTAAGAACTTTTCCAAATTCTTTTTGCTTAAACCAATTTTTTAAACTACGTTGATAAAACCATGTCTTCATTCTGTCTCCTCCTGGAGCAGTAAGTAATAAGATATCTTTTGTATCAATATCAATGGCTTTTGTGGTAGTTCCACAAGCTGGTCTAACAATGTTAAAGAAGAATTGTTTAAATCCATCAACTTCATCACCATCTATAAACTTAGAGTTGAAATACAAGATGGCTTGTTCTATTGTTTTCTTTTGATTAAAGTCCCAATTCTCAATAATAGTAATATCATTTCTGAAATCCTGTAATTCATCTTGAATTGTCTTTTGTATGTTTGTTTTCATATTAACGGTGAGTTCTATGGACTGGTATGTCTTCAAGTAACATGTTTTTTAATTCTACTTTAAATAAATCGTCAGCTAATGGTTTCTTATTCATTGATGTAAGTCCCCAAACCGCTAATCCTAGACTCATTACACAATCATCATGTTTTCCTATTGGTGCTCCATATTTTAGAGTCCCACCTTCGGTCATTTCACAAGCATAACAGTCTAATTCGTCCAAAAGTTCTATTTCGTCTGGTATAGTTATAGACTTATTCTCTATAAATATACTTAATTTGTCTATTAAATCCTTCTTGGATTTTGCTGCAAATTTAAAATCCTCTGGTGTTGTTCCTAATTCTCTACGAATTGTGTCACTTACTGGATTTCCTACCCCAGTTGAATCAATAATCACTTTAGCGTGGTTGTATTTACGAGCCACATTAACAATCTTTGCTGTAATTAATGGCCATTCAAGACCATTAAATCTTTCCCAGTAAACAACAGAGTTTGTTTGTTTGTCAATTACTGTTATTACCGTGAAATCGTTTACTTTGGCTATATCAACTCCCATTATATAACGGTGTGAACCCTTTGGTTCTTCTTTGTAGTGAGCAATTTTACAATCATCAAATCCTCTGAATACTCCAGCCCCAGTATCTAAGAATTGAGCCTCATATTCTTGTTTAAAGATATCTGTTGGAAGGCTTCTTTTAGCTCTTTCTATCTCCTCAGTTGGTAGATATGGATTAATAGCACTTGGTGTGTTATAAACAAATCCATCTTCTTTGCCTTTTATCTCTCCATACTTTCTAAAAAACCAATTCTTTCTTTGTGGTGTGCTAATAAAAATAGTTGTTCCCTTTCTCATCGCTGTTGTGGCGAACAAATAACGGTCATAGACATTCGGACTCATCATCGCTGCCTCATCTATAATTAAAAGGTCTAACTCATCTCCTAAAAGTGAATTGGGGTTATCTCCTGATTTACATTCTATAATCGTTCCATTATCAAAACGTATATTCATTCCTGGTTTGGAACTTATATGATAAGTCCCTTCAGGGAATATCTTTGCCACATACTGTAACAGATAAGTAAACACCTTCTCGGTCAATCCATAGTCTGGTGCAACTATCCATATTTTACGGTTTGGCATTAGACATTCAAGTGTTCCAATAAATCCAAGACTTTGGGATTTACCCGAACGTCTACCTGAAACCCATACTATCTCTCTTTTACCATTCAAATAGGCTTCTATAATTGGAACTTGTCCTATATGTGGAACAAAACCAACGTATTCTGATACCTCCTTCCATTTAATCTTGTCTCTAGTTAAAGAATTGTTTGGTTGCATTATTTACTTCCTCATATTTAA